ACCTAACTTATGGGTATGGCCACAAACTACGCTCTTACCGGCCTTTCTGGCCAGATTTAGGGCAGTTATACCGGCATTAGGATTTGAGTTACCTTCATCCCCATGAGCCAAGATCCAGCCCTTTTCAAACTCATAGAATGATTTGTGGAAAGTTATGCCTAAAGAATCAAAATCCATGAACTTGGAATATTGCAACTCAGGTAGGCTAATTAAGCCAGGCACTTTTAATAAAGTGTTGTAAAGCCTATCGGTGTGATTTGATCGAACAATGTGAGCTTCTTTAGCATTCTCAGTTAATGCCCAAAGGATTTCTTGAGTAGCTGTGCGATCATCATCAAGGGTTTGCTGATAAGCCAAAGGTGTTTTCTCAGCCCATCGGCTAATGGTTTGAAAATCGATCTCATCACCAACACATAAAACAGAATCAAACTTTTCTTTTCTTGCTAACTTAATGACATTCTTAACTGCTACTTCGTGATGATATGGAATCTGTAAATCAGAAATTACCAAGTATCGCTTAATCGTCATCCTCATCGTCAGTTGGATCTATTGTTGGGATGATGCCGCCATCACCTACGATCCAATTCGGAAATGTTTTTCCTTCTGTCATGAGCCAAAAGGCGTGCTCGGCGGTGAAACCTGCTTTTCTAGCTGCTTTATAGCAAGAATGCAAGGCTATGTAATGTTGATCTAATTTACTTAATGGTTCAGGAGTTTGGCGAACGACGCGACGATTAACCTTTTTGCGTTTAGATTGTTTCCGTGTGTTCGCCATAATTAAATTATGACTTGCTAATTAGTAGAAACAAATCATCGACACGCTTCTCAAGTCGATTTAATTGATCCTTCATAGATGAGCCTGAGTTGGGCTTTAACTCTGAAAGGTAAGACTTAATAACCCAGCGTAGACCCAGTAATAAAGCGGTCGCGATACTGCAAACGCCAACGCCAAATGCGACCCATTCGTTCGGTGTCATTTCGCATTAATTCCATAATCTGCTTCACTCCCTGATTTTGGATCTAATGCTTTTGCTACTGGAGCAACTACAGCACCAAGTAATGTTGCATAGGCTGGATGAATGTCAGCCACGATTGCTAAAGCAACTGTTATTCCACTAGCTGCGACAGCTCTCAAATATGATTTAATTGCTGCTTTGTGTTTTTTAGTTAGTTTCATTAATTGCCTTTCAGTAGTGGGATGTCGAACTTTTCGCCAGTTTGGTTTGGCTTGAAAGAAATATGGATATGTTTTTCGTGCGGGTTCAAGCCCTTATACGCAACCCAACGCCATAATGATTTTCTTGAACATATTTTACCAGCATGGATTATGTAAGAAATACGCTTATCTTTTTTTGCTGTGAGTCGAAGCTGATCTGCCAAAGCATGACTAATCCCTTGTTCGTTAGAAAGGCCAGAGTCAATATCGAGCGCGCAAACTTCGGCTGTGTCTGGTCGTGGGTTATGATCCGATTTTCTTGATTGATGCTTAAGATCACCGATCCATCCATCAGCCTTCCTGCTCCTATCCACAAAGGCATGATTAATCTGATCCCTTAAAGTATCAGCAGCTTTAGATAGGTAAGGCTTCATTAGCCAAGTAACAATTTTGCTTCGTCAGCAGTAATGCCAAGCCTGTCAAGTAATGCTTGCTTTTCGGCAGCCTTTGCTTCGGCTTCGGCTTTTTTTGCTGCTTGTGTTGCTTGGTCTGCTTCATACTGAGCAAACTCAGCATCATTCATTTCTCTGTCAATAACCTCATCGGTTTCAACATTGTGAATTCTCACCATTGGTCTAGTTGATTTAGCCATATTATTTCACTCCATAAAGTCGGACTGTTCCACCCGCAAATGTATTTGTGCCACCATAATCTAAAACTAAAGATGTTATTGCGGTATTGGAACGAAAAGCACCCCATAAACCATTTGTAATACTTGCTGAACCTGTGTTAACAAATACACCATAACTTTGAACAGGTTTGAATCTGTTGGTTGATGTATAGTTATCAATAATTACAGTAAAAACATTATTGGCATCTGTTCTGAGAGTAGAAAGTGTGGTCGTCAAACCTATGGCTTCACTAGTTTCCTTACCTGCTACTGAATCTTGAACTCTTGAATAATTAAACAAATTGTTTACATTGTTTGGTAAAATTCTAATTTGACTATTGGCGGTATTACCTGTAACGCCTTCAACAATTAAATATAAATAATTATAGGTTTGTGGAATTGATGATAAAGTTGTTGTTGCACCTGATAAAGTAGTTGTAGAAATTAAAGTCATTCCACCGCTTGCAGGAGCAGCCCATTTTAATCCTGTGGCTGTTGATGAATCTGCTATTAATACTGTGTCGTTTGCGCCAACTGCTAATCTTGCAACTGTGTCTGCTGCTGTGGCTGCAATAATATCGCCTTTAGCATCAACAATAGTTTTAGCAATTGCGTTGCCAGCATTTGTAAATACTGTGCTGTCGATTGCAGTTCCAAGTGATCTAATTGCTGCTGCGCCATCTTTAACCAGCGCGGTGTCATCTGGTGTTGTCCAGCTATAATTGGTAGTGGTTGCCATTTTATCCTATCCTCATGCGACTATTGTAGCGTATTCCCAAGTCAAACTTGGGTCTATTGTGTTCCAAGCCTCTGTAATTGGCGTGGTATTCCAACGCATCGCCACTTGGCTAAATGCGGTTGGTGAAACATTGATTGTCAAAAACAACTCATTAAACCGAGTGCTCCATGACCAGCCCTCGACATAACCTTCAAATTCACCACCTGATATTTGGTTAGGTAGATTAGTTAAATAAACTGGCAAGCCCATAAAAACACCTAATAAAGCATCTCGATCTGAGTTGTCAATTTCAGGGTTAGTTATTGGGAAAGTAATTGATTGGAACTTAGGTAATGGATAAGCTCTTTGAGCGATATACCGATCAGCAATTGCTTGAGCATCTACTGAACCTTGAATTCTTGAATTGATGGTTTCGGCTTTGTAGCCATATAACGCAATTGAAGCAAGATCTGTGGCAGTTTCCTGTGAATTAAAGTTATTGCCATAATTGATATAAATATCATTCCTAACATCACCTGAGCGCATAACTGTGGAAAGGCCAGCACCTAAAGCATGACCGGCATCTAAATCAACATAACCATTAGTCAATAAATAATTCTGTCTGTGGTCAGCATCGGCATAGCCTATGTTTCCTGCATTATCCTCATAAATGTAACCAAAAGCAGAATTGGCAATATCTGCAACGACATTATAAATCGTATCAGTTAAATTTGATTGAGCAGTCATTGTGTAAAGACCAGGTTGATCTATGTCGCCAAGTCCTAAATTGACTGCATTCTCCCAAGTTTCAGTTGCATTATATGTTGCCCATGTTGTAGCTGCTGGAACATCATTCCAAGTGCCAAGCAATACGCTGGACAGAATTGCATAAATCTGGTTGCCATCCTCATCTTGAGAAATGTTATCATTCCAAATTTCTTTGGCTATTCTTGCAAGTGATCCCATAGCGATTATGGTGTATTCGACAACTGTGGCAACAGATCCAGTAGCACCTACCGCAACAGTTACATCTGTAATGTCGCCACCAAATAGGCTTACATAAGATCCTAATGTATCTTTGACCTGTAAATCTAAACTGTCATTTATGTCAAAAGGTAATGTTTGGCCATTTAATGCCACTAAAGTTATTTGAACATAAGATGGATTTGGCTGTGAATAAATATCATCACGACCAGCCTGATGCTGAATATCGCTAATTGCTATGTCAGTATAATCAACACCACCGACAATCAGTTTCCAATCAGGATTCCAGACTGTCATGGTTACTTCTTAACAGCTGCGCGTGAAAGATATGGGTTTGATCTTGCTGCGCTATCATTAACAACTTTAGCAACAGCTCTTGCAGCACCTTCGCCATCGATTGCATTAACAGTTATGTTTGTAACGCCTTGACCTGTGGTATAACCACCGCTTGCTCTTGGAACTGATGGTAATGATGATCTAGCAGCTGATGGAGCAGGGTTTGGAATTGAGCCTACATTTACACCAGGAATTATATTAACCACTCTGATTAACTCATTTGCTAGTGATACGACTAATCCAATTGCTTCTCGCAAGAATGTAATAAATCCTGAAATAATTCCACTTACTACGCCAATTGCTTTTCCAAAACTTTCAGCACCTCTTTGAGTTTCGGTAAGGCTGGCACTTAATCCTTCATCACCAGTTAATCCTGCAATAAAAGCATTAAGAGTTGGAATTCCTTGATCGTTTAAGAATGTAATAAATTGCTCAACTGCTGGCAATAAAGCAACGCCTAAACTTTCCTTTGCTTCATCAAATCCTACTTTTAGGCGATCAATCTTTCCTTGAAAGGTTTCAGCATTTGTAGCTGCTGCGCCACCATATAACTCGGCTAACTTGGCCTGAACTTCAGTGAAAGATAATGTTGACAATTCAGCCTTGCTTAATCCAAGTCCTAATCTGCCAAGAGATGTAACATTTCCATCCTGAGCACGACCTAAAGCATTGGCAACAGTTTCTAAATCTTTACCTGATGCAGCACTAATATCTAAAGCAAGGGTTAATAACTTTTGGGCTTCCTCAGTAGATTTTGTAGATACTGCCAATCTCTGCATGGCTGGACGGAGTTTGTCATCTGCAACACCTGTGGCTAAAGATGTCTTTAGAATCATGTCCTCAGTTGCCGCTATTTGGGCATCAGTAGCACCTGTGGCCTGTCTTAGGGCATTGGCTAACCTTAACTGTGCCTGTTCATCCTCTATCGCAGCCCTGACCCCATCAACGGCTAATTTGCCAGCATAGGCAACGGCAGCAGCAGCAGCGACCGCAAAAGCAGCAGCAGCCTTTTTTCCAAACTCACCAATTTTGCTTGAGTTAGTTTCAACGGCTTTATCAGCTTCGCCTAACTTCTTTTTTAAGTCATCAACATCAGCAAGGATCGATAACTTTAATGTTCTATTACCGGTTGCCATTAGACCCATTCCTTAATAATGCGAGTAAAACTTTCTTCCCACTTGTTAATCAATTCAGGCTGAATTCTGCGAAGGGTTGGATAAATGAACCATCCGCGAGATCCA